ACGCAGGGTCTGCAATTGTTCGGACTGCTGCTGGTGTTGTTCCTTGAGCCGCTGAGCCTCGCGCACGGCGGTGCGGAAGTCCTTGGCCAGCGCCTTGGTCGGAACGCCCGTGGCGGCAAACTGTTGGCTGAGCGCCCGCACTTTCTCGCGGGCTGAGGTGAGGGCGGTTTCGGTCTGCTCAGCGGCGGCGCGTTGGGTGCGCCAGGCGCTGACGTCTTTCTGCTGAGCGTTGAGTTCCTTGAGGCGGTCGCGCGCGTCCTTGAGTGCGCGGGCAGCGCCAATGCTGCCCTTGTCGATGGCCTTCAGGGGACCGCTCGCCCGGTCAATCGCGTTGAGCAGTACCTGAAGTTTTAAATCATTGGCCATCGGTGGAACTCCGCACTCTGGCGCGCTCACGCCAGTCCATCAGTTCTTGCAGGCCCAACTGGTCCATATCAGCCGGCGCCCAGTGAAAGACCACGGCCAAATCGGCCATGGCGTCCTCTACGCAACGAGGGAGGCGTCCGTCTTCACCGACCTCTGCAACAAAAAATGCGCAACCTTGTTGCCGCAGGCGAGCAGATCGGCCGGGTCCATGCCGGCGGCTTCGGTGGCGGTGATGCTCGGCGAGGTGATGCGCGGCAGCACCTTCAGCAGGGCGGCAACGTCGAGGTTCAGCAGATCCACCAGGTGCACCCCGCGCAGTTCGCCGGATGATGGTTTGCGCAGGGTGAGGCTGGTCATGTAGGACTTGCCGCGAACGATAGGCGTGTCGAGGTTGATCGTGTTGTCATCTACTGCCGGGAGAACTTCGGTATTGGTGTCTTCGGTGTTCATGTGTTGCTCCAGGTAATGGTTTTAGTAAGGAGTTCAAAGGCCGATGGCGGAACGCTGTTTCTCCAGCATGTCCACGCCGTTGACCTTCTCGATGAAGTTGAGCAAGTCAATCTCGATGATGTCTTCGTTGTCGACGATCAGCTTGTAGTAGCTGCAAGTCGTGGTGATGCTGTGTTCGGTGTCTTCACCGGGCGCCGCGTCGCCCATCTCGATGGTTTCGTGACGGCCACGCACGATGATTTCCACGGCGCTGATTTCGCCGGTGTCGTCCTGCTGGAAAGAGCCGGCAAAGCGCAGCTGCACGCCGGACGCGTTGACACTGCCGAACTGCCGAAGCGCGATCAGATCCAGCCCGCCGGTTTTCCATTCGAACTGGATGCCATCATCGGAGAAGCCGAGGTCAGCCTTGACCGGGCCGTTCATGCCGCCGCCGCGATAGCTTTCCATCTTGCGACCGAGCGGCGGCGGAGTGACGCTTTTGGCAATGCCCTGGTAGGTGTTGCCGTCATTGAACAGGTTCATGTTTTTGAGTTTGCGAGGCATGGCCATGGGGTTGGTCTCCGGGGTACGGACTCCCCCGCAGGGGAGCGCCGATTCAGGCGTTCACTTTGCTGGCGAACTGGATCAGGTAGCGGTCGGTGATGCGCTGGCGAAGGGTCAGGTCTTCCAGCGGCGGCACGGGCGTGTAGTCGTAATCGAGGTAGAGTTTGCCGGCCTTGAGCGTGTCCTTGTCGTTGATGTCCTCTGGATACCAGCAGTCGCCGCCGATCAGGTAGCCGCGGCCGACCATTTCGCGAAACTTGGCTTTGATGCTCTCGATCATGTCGCGCACCAGGGACGGGTGCATGGGCCTGTCTACGGCCCACATCTGCGCTTCGGCCATGGTGTCAGCGAGGATCTGCGCGGTGCGGGTGTAGTTCTCGAAAGCGAACAGCGGATCGTCGCTGCATGTGCGGCTACCCCAGAAGCGAAAACCACCTTCGTTGATCAGGGTGGTGACTTCGTTGCCGTTGAGGTAGTTGGCATCGGTGGCCGGGTTTTGCAGATCCCAGAACACGTCGGCGCTGATGCCGGTAACGCCGTTGACCGCGACGTTGGACAGGGTTTTGTGCCAGCCCACTTCCTGATCGATCTTGGCGCGAAGACCGAGGGCACGGGCGACAGCCGAGGCTTTCACCGTGGCGCTGGTGACGGTGTCCCAGTTCTGGAAGTCCGGCCAGATCACCATCACTTCGCGGGCGCCGAAGTTCTCGCGATAGGCGACAGCTTCTTCCTTGGTTTTGCAGTCCCAGGCGCTGACATAACTGAAGGCGCGTAGTTGTTGGGCAATGCTCGCCAGAGCGGTGGCCACCGGTTGGCTGTCGAGGCCTGGCACGCCGAGGATGCGCGGCACCATACCGACTTTGGTCTTTGCGGCGAGCAACGCTTTCATGCCGGTGTATTTGCCATCGGCGGTGGTGGTCCCGATCAACGCGCTGGCCGTTTCCGCCTCGGTGGCGCCTGCCTTGACGCGCACGACGATGGTGTAGGGCTTGGTCTGGTCAGCGATGGCTTGCAGGCTGGCGGCGAGGGTGCCGGTGGTACCGGCTTTGCCGACGGCGGTCTGCACGTTGGTGAGCAGCACCGGGGTGTCGAGGGGGAAGACGGTAGCGTCGGCATCGTCGGCCGTGCAGACCATGCCGATGACGGCGGTGGGGATGGTGCGAATGGGGCGGGTGCCGTCGTTGAGTTCGAGCACCCGCACGCCGTGAAGATAATCGGCCATGGATTTGCCTGCGCAGTAAATGAGATGACAGTGCACAGGCTGCCGCGCGCGCGCCGGAAGGGCGAGGGCGCGGACTTGTAGGGAACGGCGCTACAGGACAGCGCCTCCCGTTGAGACCGATGACGATTCGGTAGTTGGTGTCCTTGAGTCCGGCCAACCTTCATTGAGCATCTCATCGTGATACTCGCCGGCTTCAATCGCCTGCAACAATGCATGCTCGCGGTCAAAACATGCCTGAACGTGTGCACGCACGGCCTTGGCTATGGCAATAATTTGCGCCGACCCGATCTCGACGAAACCGGCGGCCGTTTTGAAGTTGCAGCGATAGTCCGGATCAAGCACTGCGGACAATCCGGTGCTGGCAATCAACGCCTGGCTGTCGCGTGTCGTCTCGATGGACAGCCCTTCGACTGTGACGCCGGAGCCCTCCCGCCTGAAACGCTCGGCGGCGATAATTTCACTGAGCGGTTCAGGAACCACGATGGGCAACCCTGGCGGTGAAAATTGCCACGCTCCGTCCATCTCGATCGCTTTCCAGCCAATGGCCGGCGCTGGCTCGATGCCGTCCATACACACCCAGATCATGGAGGGGTGATACATCGTCGAGATATCGTCACTCACCTCGATAAACTCAAACACCTGATCGGCATAGATCCGCGCATAAATACTCATGTCCACTCCTCAACATCGACCCAGCCATCAGCACCATGGCCACCACGCAAATGAGCAGGGTAGGAAGGAAGCGCAACAGCACCGCCACCACCCGCACCCGGATTGACCGCATCAGCCCCCTGCGAGCTGGTTGAGATTGAGTTACCACCCGGCCCCATTTCGCTCGCACCGCCCTCGCCAGACACGACAAAATCCGTCTTTGGCCCAATGACGCCACCGCCACCCTTGCCCGAACCGTTCTTGATAGTCGCGCCGACTGCCGGCTGTGAATTCGGGGTCTGGCCGAGGTAAAGCGGCGGCACCACGTTCGCCGACAACCCGCCACCGATTCCACCTGGCGCGGTGACATGTGACCCGAACGAAGTGGCGCCGCCGTTATTACCCGGACCAACCTGTACACCGGTGCCGCCCTTGCCGATCGTGACCATCACACCGTCAAAACCGTTGTAGATCCACGTGTCGAACGGCGCGCCCGCACCGCCACCGCAACCGGCGGAAACCTGGCCGCTCGCGGTTGATGCTGCACCGCCGCCAGCAGCGCCTGCTCCCTGCCCCTTGACCCGGATTTTGTTTGTTCCGGGCGTCGAGTTATAAACCTGCGTCACACGGATTCGACGCGTACCGATCAGACGCCCCGTTGCCTTGCGCACTTCATCTGCCAGAACGCCGACGTCAATCACGCCTTGGTTAACCGGCGTACTCCACGCCTTGATACACCACATCACCGCGACGTTACGCGGCCGGGCGACGCCTCCGCCGGAAGGGTACGCACCAGCGGTTACGCCCGCTGTCGTGTAAGAGATTCCGACGTTGGGATAATCCGAATCCTTATAGGTATCCGCCTGAGCCTCGACCGCCGTAGCGCGTGCGATATCAACCGATGCGCCGCCGCTATAGTTGCTGTCAAACACCACGAGCGTGCCGAGCTGGGCGCTGCCAATCGCTCGCCCCGTATCAATTCCCCGGCCATGATCCCAACCACGCAAGAACTCAGCGCGCATATCCGGCAGACGGAAATTGCCGGCGCCCTCGTTGCCCTTGTTGAAAGCGGTCCCGAGATAAGCCGACAGATCAGGATAGACGGTGCTGCTCTTCACGCTGCCATCCAGCTCAACAAAGCCGGCCGGCATCTTGTTCAGCGGGAACGACACGACGGTGCCCACCGGCATTGCCGTCGCTTTGGCAATCAGCTCGTCTATTTCGGCCGCTGTGTAGGTGTCCTTGATGCCCATCGCGGCCAGTGTGTCCGGGTTATCTCCCGACAGCACGACCCCTCTATTATCGATCTTGACGCGAGTGAATTGCCCCGCCTGTTTGTCTGCGGGCAGCGCGCTTTTTACCGAGTCATCGACATATTTCCGTGTCGCCAGCACCACCGATGGATCAATCTTCAACTGAATGTTCGACGTGCCGCTGGTGATGATGTGCATCCGCACCACCTGGTTGCGTCCAGAGCCTTGGGCGAGTAGAGGCTTGTAGCTCGGCGCGACGTTGGCAACGGCGCTAAACACGCCGTCCTTGTCTTCAAGGGCGAGTTCACGAATCCACCAGCCACCGACGTCGGGCGGCAACACCAGCTCGGCAATCAGGATGTTTTCATCGGTAGGTGAAACGAACAATTGGTTGATCTGAGCGCGATACCGCTGATTGATCAACTTGGTCTGAGAAGGACTCGGTACCGGGTCGGTGCCATTGGCGTCGCCAATCAGCATATGGCTCGGCTCCCACGGAATACCGAGGGCGTCGCAGTTGGTTTTCTTGGCGGCGCCCTGCGTCGTCAGCATGCCGCCGAAAATAGAATTCTGATCAACCATGGGGATACACATCCAGTTCGTCGAGGGTGTAAAGGCTTACGCCGCTGTAACCCCGGATCGCGACATCGATGTCCGGGTTGTTCCAGGGGTACACGTCGATTTCATCGCCGTCGTAAACAGCGAAACCAACGAAGGCGTCGAGTTTGGTTTCAAGCACGATGTCGAGACCGGTCAGGTGCCGGGTGAGGGGTTTTGCGTCGTCGATCAGCCAGACCAATTCCTGGTACATCGCTTCGGTGATGCCGGAGTCGAGAACGCCGATGCGCAAGGCGAAGGTGCCCGGTGTGCCGGGGGGAACGGTTTGCCACCATTCGGCGACCTCGATCAGATAGCCGAGCGGTTCAACGACCCGGCGCAAAGCGCCGATGGTGCCCTTGTGCGAGTGCACGTAATACGCGGCACGGCAGGCTGCACGCTTGGCGGCTTCTGACCATTTGCTGTCCCAGCGATCGACCGAAAACGCCCAGGCCAGGTACGGCAATAAGGGCAGGGGACACAGGTCAGGGTTGTAGAGCGTGCGCAACGGAATTGGTACGCGCTGGATTTCTGCCAAGGCCTGCGCGGCTTGGCGCTCCAGTGGTGTCGAATTGCCCGGCAGCAGGGGTTGGTAGGTCATCACTCAACCCCCAATGTCAGTTCCACGTTCGTGCAATACGGCGCCTGGTACTTGGTGGCGACGATATCTTCCCAGTCTTCCAGCACTACTTTGCGTACGCCCTCAACGTGCAGCGCGGCATGCACGATGGATTCGGATACCTCCAGTGCCAGGCGTCGGCGCTGATGCACAAACTGGAGCAACTGGGCTTCGGCTGCTGCAAGCACTAGTTCGGTTTCCGGCCCGTTGGTGAGTGGGTAGATCTTGGCCTTGATTTGGTAGTTGATGATCTCCGCGCCTTGCACGGTCAGGCGATCTGCAACTGGTCGACGGTCGTCGTCGCTAAGGTAGGCCTTGACCTGATCGAGCAGTGCCGGCGACGCGGTGCCATCGCCCAGCACGGATTGCACGGTGACCACGGCTTCGGCCGGGGCCGGGCTTTCGGCAGTGGCGTCGGCGACCTGACCGTCAGCGGACCGGGCGTGGAAGATGTAGCTGTTGCGCGGGCCGGCGGTGCTGAGGCCTTCCCAGGCCATTTGTGCACGTTCGCGCAGGCTGTCGTCGCTTTCCATTAGCTTGGGGAGGGGTGGCACGGCAGTCTGGTTTGCAGCTTGAATGACCAGGCGCTTCACGTTGAAGTTGGCGGCGAGCTGTTCGAGGTCGGTGCCTTTGGCCAGGGCAAGCATATTGGCGACGGATGCTTCATTGACCCGCTGACGCCAGACGGTTTCGCGGTAGGCGTTTTCCTCGAGTAATTTGGTCAGCGGCTCCGACTCCATGTTGAGGCGGGCGGCAATCTCGGCTTGTTCCTCAGCGGGCCAGAGGCTGACGGCGTAGGCCTTGCGCTCGGCGAGGATCTGCTCGTAATCGATCTGTTCGACGATCTGCGGCGCTGGTAGTTGGCCGAGGTCGATGGCGACGAAAGTATTCATACGCTGCCTCCCAGTTGCAGAGGCACGCTTAGGCTCAGCGGCTGATTGTTGTCGACGATGGTGCCTTCGAACTCCAGCGACGCCTGGCCCTGAAGGTTCGCGCCGATGAACTGGATACGGCTGAGGCTGATGCGGGTTTCCCAGCGCATCAGCGCCATGACGGTAGCGGCGAAGACCTGCAAACGGGTGAAGTCGTTAAACGGCTGATCGACCAGCTCAGGGAGCAGACTGCCGTATTCGCGGCGCATGACACGGGTGCCGATGCGAGTGGTCAGGATGTCGGTGATCGACTGGGCAATGTGTTCGATTAGGTCGAGGGCTGCGCCGGTTTCTCGGTTCATTCAGGTTTCCCTGTTTTCGCGCCGCCAGGCATGACACCACCGTGCAGGTGCTTCACCAGACTGATGCCGGCCGCGATGACATCTTCGGACACAGTGACCGCACCGGTGATGTTCTGGTTACCGGTCTGGGTGTAGTCGCCCTCGTGGGTGATCGGGCCGACGATGTGGATGCCTCCCGTGCTGATCAGGTTGGTGGTGCCGCCTTCGGCCAGCGTGGCGTTGAGGTAGTGCGTGACGCTGTCGTACTCGATGACCGTGCCGTCGCGGTAGGTTGTTCGGTGCAGCCCTTCGCGGTCGCCATTGGCCGGCATGTCGTCACTGAAAACGCCTGTCAGGACCACGCCGTTGCCGAGTTGACCGGATGGGCTGAACAGAATGACCTGCTCGCCTTTAGTGGGCGGGTTCCATTCCCGGTCGGCGCCGGCGCGCGCGGCGATCCATGGGAGCCAGCCGGTGGTGAGCGATCCAGTTTTGACCTGCACGCGCGGGGGCTTCATCTGGACGGCAGCGATGGTGCCGAGGCGGATGAGGTTTTCGATCAGGCGGGCGAGGGTGGCTAAGTCGTTCATGGCGCCGATGGTGGCGCCATCCACTTGCAGGTGCAGTCTCTGGTGCTTGTAAACAAGCGTCGTACACGTTTACTCAGTTACGTGGAGTGAGTCATTTCACGATCAAAGTACCGATGGCAACGGTAAGAATCACAGCAACGCAAGACAGAATCAAAAAGTTGAATTTTCTATTCAGATCTTTTGAGTGCTTTAGCAGCTGTTCAATTTTTTCAGTGTTATCTATGGATTGCGACACAGTACTTATCTTTGCGCGGTATTCGCGAGTATTTGTATCGGCGTGGTTTGCGATTATGCTGCCCCCAGCTCCTGAGCAAGCAAGCAAAATCACTTGGTTGAGTAGTTCTATTTGTTTGCCAATATCTTCAGGTACTAGTAGTGGGTGCATCCAAAGTTTTAGATACTCTGGATAAAAAATTGGGTAAAGAACGGCTAGCGCAATTAGCCACATTCCCTTAATGAATCGATCCTGTTCAATCTCCAATAAGGTGATGAATACAATCGCTATCCCCATGACGGTGCATAAGAATCCAAGTTCGGCATATGCTGAGCTCAAGAGCTTTGGTGTTCCGTAGAAAAGAGCGAAACAGCCAACTAGAAAAATCACAAGCAGCATGATTTTTTGTTTTTTTGTCATGTCTAATTCAGTCCTTTAAAAAGCGGTGAAAAAATATTAGCGAATTAAATGCCTGTGAGATAGCTCAGTAGTCCATCCCGTATCGTATCGAGGTCGGCTTCTGTAAATCCGAGTAGCTCCCTCATGTCGTATTTAACATCTCGGGCATTAGGTCCTGGTCTATCCCTAAGACCGTATTGGTGAACCCGGGCCATTCGGGCGACCCGCCCGGTAAAACCCAAACTGATGACCTTGTCGTCACCATGCATTTTAAGGAAAGTCGCTGTGCGCAGCTTCTGAAACATCTTCACTTTGCGTTTCATCCGGCCTTGTTTACCTCTCAAATCCCTTCGCTTGCGCGGCGCATATTTACTGCCATCCGGATTCTGCTGGGCAATGATTCGTTGCTGCTGGCTTCGACGCAATGCCTGGCCAACGCTTCGGGCTAACTTGTTGCGCGACGCCGGCTCAAGCTGGCCCAGCAATCCCGCCGCCCAATCCTCTAGCGCTACCAGTCGATCAGTCATTTCGGCAGCACCCACTCACCACCAGTACCCTGCGCACCAGGTATCCACTTTGGATCAAGAAAGTCAGCAGCCCGTTGCGGCTCGCCAGGATGTCGAATGGTGGTGTTGCCCTGATCGTCCTTACCCACCACCACACGCTCGGTCAGCGGCAGCGTCAGGCTCATATCCACTTTGCTGTTGTCGAGAATGTCAGCCTCGAACTGAATGCCGTCAGCGGCTTTGTTCAAGTTCTCCAGCAGTTCGGATTGATGGACGCTCAACCAGCCCAGCAGCGGCAACATGACGCTGTCGGGATGGCCGGCGAAGTCTGTGAGGATGACCTGCAGGTCGAAGCTGTACTCGAACGACAGCGACTGCGCGGCGGTGCAGCGGATCTTGCCGTTGTCGATGAAGATCAACAGTCGATCGGGGTTGTGCTTGAGTTCGGCCACAGTAGCGAGCAGGTGGGCTTTCAGGCTGTCGGGCTTGTTCATGGTCGGGCCTGCTGGTGTTGGTAAACCATATCTACTTGGCTCGCACAGTCTGCCCAGGCAGCTTCGACGCGATCTTGATCGATCAATTGATCACCGTTACTGAGCGGGCTGGTCGCCGGCAGAGTGCACGGCACCACGGCCGGACAGCCACTGACGATAAGCGTCGGCGCCGGTGAAGGCGGGGCGCTCGCGCAGCCGGCGAGCAGCATCAGGCAAAGGCTGGACAGCCCAATTGCGTAGATCGGCGTTTTCACGTTTCAGAGCCTCGATGGTGAGTTCGCGCTTTGCCAGACCTTGGCGCAGTTGATCCTGTTGTGCGCGCAGGGTGGTTTGGGCGTTGCGTTCCCGTTGCAGGGTGTTGCGCAACGTGTTGGCATTGGCGAGGTTGCGTTCGGCTTGTTCTTTCGCGCGGCTGGCGTCTTGCTCGGCCAGTCGGCTGTCCTTGTTCGCCCCGCTGATGCGCAGCTCTTGGCTCCAGACCAGCAGCCCCAGCGCTGCAAGCAATGCAAAACCGAGCAAGGCCTGCCGCAAGGTACTCACGCCCGGTACCAGCCAAGCTGATTCATGTCGCCGACATCCATGTGCTGGATCGGGCCGCGAATGATGATGACTTTGCGCTGAGGGTTCTGGATGCAGAGCGCGTCGCGCAGCTGCACCATGTCCTGCTGATCGCTGTTCTCTGGTACTACCAGCAGATCACCGTCCCGGACATTCAGCCGCTGCACCGCGTCGAAGTCGATCATGCTGCCACCGCCTGCCCGCAACCGCAGTCGTCGTGCCGTTCGTAGGCGCGCTGAAGTTTGATGTCGTACAGGTTTCGCTGGTAGTCCGGTCCGTTGTAGAGCTTGGCGAACTCGGCCCATTTGCGGCCCTTCAGCGCCTTGTGCAGCACCGGGTCGGTCTCGATGAAACGGACGAACGCGTCGAACTGTTGCGACTCGCCTGCGCTCATGGCGGCGACGAAGTCTTGCACGCTGCTGTAACCCAGGCGCTGCCAGTGAAAGCCCATGATCTGGAACGCGCCCCACGAAGCGGACTCCATCGCGGCGGTGTCGTCGATCAGGCGAGCGGTCGCCAGGCGCTGGTGTTCGGCGCTGCCGCCGGCATAGCCGCCGGATTTCGGATTGACGGTGGCCGGGTTGGTTGCGGCCAACTGATCAGCGTGGCGTTTGAGCGCGGCGGGGTCGTCGCCTTCGCGGCGAACCTTCGCCAGTTGGCGATACATGATGTGCCGCTCGAACAGGATCACCGGTTTGCCGTTGTCGAGGAAGCCGGCTCCTTTCGACTCAACTTCATTGACCGCGTAGACGCTGGCCAGCGGCACGCTGAGGCGTTCGGCAGCGTTGACCAGGTCGGCGTTTTTGAGCAACTGCTGGCAGTCGGTGCCGGTGAGCGCACTCAGTGTTTTGCTGCCGGCGACGCCATCAGCCACCAAACCAACCTTGATTTGATAGGCGCGCACGGCGTGTTCAGTGGCGTCGCCGTAATCACCATCGACGTTCAGTTTGGCGCCGTGTTGGTTGAGGCTCTTTTGCAGATTGCGCACCGCTTGCGAGCGGTCACCGTGGCGAAGTGTGGTCATAGCTGTTCTACCTTGCGGTTGAAAATCTTCGTGGCAGCCGCGCGCGTGCCCTCAACGCCGAGTAGCCCGATGACACCTCCGAAGAACGGCGCAGTCGAGGCTGGAATCCCCAGCAGTGACAACCCGTGACTGGCGGACAGAGCGAGTGCGCCGCAAAGGGGAGCCTCGATCACCATCCGGCGCACGGTGCCGCCGCCGTAGATCACTCGAAGGCTCGCAATAACAACGGCCAGCAGGCCGGAGTAGATGGCGGGCCAGTTCTGTTCGAGCCAGGCGGCGAGCCAGGCCCAGGTGTCGGGACGGTCAGGCATGCGTTTCATTCCATGATCCAGAGTGGTTGGGTTCAAGGGCGCGGTGCGGGCGGTTCAGTCCCATAGGTTCACCATCTGCCGTTGCGGGGCGGCGGCTTGGGCTTCTGGCATTTGCACCAGGAGGCCTTGCGGCAAGGTCGGGCCGTGGTCGGCAAGGCCGGGGTTGGCTTCGAGAACTGCTTCGGTGACACCGGCAGTGCGGCCGTAGTGACGCCAGCACAGAGCATCGACGGTGTCGTTCTGCTGGGCGCGGATGCTGACGGCCATCAGATCAACTCCACGGTGGTGCGGCCGAGGCCGAGGAAGTCGCGAACGGCCCAGCGCTGGTCGCGGCGCAGTTCGTCGATGCTCGGCGTCAGTTCTTCGGCGTTCTGGTTGCCGCTGTTGGTGCTGTCGTAGGAGCGGTATCGCTCGCAGATTTCCGCACCGGTCGCGGCGTAAATCGCCCGTTGGTAGAGGTGAACGAGTTCAGATTTGTCCTCGATTTTTTCGGCCGGTACGTCCACAAGAGTGGCGTAGCCTTCGGCCTGTTTGGCGCGGCGCCAGGTGGCGAACTCGCGGTTCACGCTGATGGCGGCGGCGATGGTCGCGGTTTCCAGACGTATCGGTGTGACGCTGGAGTCAATGCGCAAAGTGCCGCGCACGTCGTCGAGGTCGATCGATGGCCAGAAGGGGTCGGTGTTGATGTGGCCGCTGGGGGCCGGAGCACCGGTGCCGCCCGCTACGAATCCGCTCATGAATCTGCGCTCTGTTGTAGGTCGCCGGTGGTCGGGGCTTCACGTTCAGGAGGAGCGGCCAGGCCGATCCGCCCCGAGCCGGCGGGGTGCGTGGGGACGCTCGGTTAGCTGCCAGCGGCAGCAAGTTTGTTGAGCAGGCGTTCGGCCCGCTCCAGATCCTTTTTGCCACCGCAGGCGTCGTGCAGGTCGATGGCTTTTTTCAGCAAGTCGATGCCGGCTTGAACCTGGCCGGGTTGGCCGGGCTTTTCGTCGGTGACGCCTTCTAGTGTTGCGCGGCCCATGGCGAGGAACAGCTTGGCGCGTGCCTGGTCGGGCATGTCTTCGGCGTCGGTCAGTTCGGCGGTGCGGTGCAGGACGGCCAGGTCGAACGGCTCGCCGACCTTCTGCGCCTTGAATGCGGCAGTCGCGACCTCTTCGGCGACGAGGCAGCCGGTGGTGCGTTCGAAGCGGTCCGGCATGACCATTTTGTGTTGCAGCACGTACTGCGCGATGTCGAGGCCACCGGTGAAGTCGCCGGCATCGAAGCGCCAGACCATGATGGTGGTCAGCACTTCGTCTTGAGCGCCTTGGCCAGCGTCCAGCACGCCTTGCACGTAGGGGATGTACTCGGGCAACAGCTGACGTTTGAGTTCGGCTTTGCCCTGGTTCGATTGCACCTGTTTCAGGCGCAGGCGATCTTGCAGCAACTGGTTGAGCTGATGTTCGTAGGCCGTGGCGCCGGCCATGGTTTGCGTGGGTTCAACGGCTGCCGCCTCCTTGGCGGCAGTGACGCGTTGAAAATGACGACGGCAAGGGTTTGTCATGGTCGTTCCCTCAAACCAGGGTGATGTTTTCGGCCATGGCTGCACAGCCAAGGTCCTCGATCACATAGCTTTCGTTGACCGATTCGAAGTTCTCGATCCGGTCGCGTTTTGCGTTGTCGACGACGGTGCGGCGGCGGGTGCCTTCCTGCCAGTAGATCGACAGGTTATCGAGGCGAGTCACCAGAAGGCCGTTGGGCGGGAAATGCGGCACGCGAACGGCCGGCAGATTACCCAGACGTTTCTGGCTGGTCACGATGTCAGCAGCCAGCATTTCAGTTGGTGCCTGCGTTTTGTTGATGATCGGGAAGTACTTGTCTGCCAACAGCTGACGGCCGCAGATGACCACCAGATCGGTGTCTTCCTGATACCACGGGTCAATAAACTCGTTAACCATGCTGACAACCAGTGCATCGATGTTTTCGAAGTCCTTACCGGCTCCGATTTCGATCTTGCCGCTGCCAGCCGCTACCTCGGCCATAACGCGGGCTTCGTTTTCGGTGCGCATTTTTTGCAACCAACCGATGTTGACGTCCTGCAACAGCGGGTTGGTGGCCGGGTTCGACGTGGCGGCACGGCTGGTACCGTTCCAGCCGATCATGATCCGGTTGAGTGCCTGGGCTTTGATGATCGCGTCGCGAATACGCGCCTGGAAGTCTTTGAACTTCGCCCACTGATCCAGCTTTTGGTAACGCAGGCCGGTGTCGAAGTTGGTTTGCGTGCAGGTGTACCCGCGATTGTCCAGGCTGCTCGGGTCACGGGGTTCGCGATCCTTCACGGTGGTGTCGGTAGTGCTCGCAATCGTGCCATCGATACCGATGCCGATTTTTTCGCCGGACTGTTCGGAAACACCGTAAATATTGATCGAGCTGAGGAACGAACTGGATTCCTGAATACGGGTTTCCAGCGTCTGGGCAACGCTCGGCGCGGCGGTGAATTTGGTGGTGACGTCGCTTACGCCGTGCAACTGGGCCAGCTGTTGGAGGTAAGCGTTGAACAGAACTCGTGTGTCGTTACGCATGGTGATCGTCCTTCGTTTTTCGGGGCTTTGGTGGGGCTGACTGTCAGCAGTCGGTCACGACCGAGTTATCGCCACCGGTTACCGGAGGGCGCGTCTTTTGGCTGTGGTCTTGGGTGGTGGAGAGCTTGGTCTTCAACTCGGTGAAGTCCTTGCTCAGTTGATCCAGCCGGGTACTCAGGCCGGCGGAGAATTTCTTCTCGGCGGTCAGTTGGTCCGGCAGGTCCTTGACGTGCTCGGCGACGGCTTCGACGGCTTGGCTAATCTGC